ACGCATTGGAGCAGGACCGTACATAGAATTGAGATGCGGCATTGACCAGATTCCAACGAATGGGAAAGTTCCGAAATCATCTTCTGGCAGTCGCGGTATAAAATTGGGTCCATCGGCGAGGATAATACCGTTGCATTCCACAATGAAACGACCATTAGGGAATTTCCACTTGTGCTTTGGCTGGACAACCAGTTCAAACCCTTCGCCCGCCTTAACCCCAGCAATTTCTTCCACCCGCTCTTTCGCATAGTCTTTCACCCATAGGTAGCGGACCCGGACGCGCGGGCCGTTTCTTTGATGCTCGAAGCCTTCCGGGGCGTCCACTCGCAAGGGACCCGGCGGCAACTCCATGGACAGGTCAAAACGTGACCCTTCCATTTCATTATCTTCGTAATCGTCATACCCTCCGCCAATCTTCACGTACTTGCCGCGATCGGGATACATGCGGCGAATCTCGTCCACGTAAAAATGCCGCTCTTTAATCAGGAAAGCCATGCTGCGGTCATCGACGGCGTGCGGATCGGGAAACACCGTGCTCGGATCATCGGCGGCAATCCAAACCATGCCCTTGCCGTTGCGCGCGTCGGGCGCGTAGCCCAACTGAATCCAGGCCGGATTGACGAATTGCGACCAGAACACGGCGTCGAAGATCCGGTTATTGAACATCCCTAGGCGCCACGCCGCATTGAACGCCTTTTCGCGCTCCACGTCGGCCTTGCCATCAACGCTTATATAGACTTTAGGGGTATCGTTTGTTAGGTCGGTCGCTTCGCAGCACATCAGGAATTGCGCTTCGGGGAGAATCACTTTGGGCCGGAAGGATGGCGAAGCGGTGGTCGGATAATTGTTCAGGTTGTAGAGCTGCACCATTTCCTGCGCGTGGTCGGAGCCCTGCTTCTGGTCGCGCTCCCGGCGGCTCATCTGCTGCAACTGGTCGATCTGGCGGGAAATCTTTCGTTCTTCGTTGGAAGGTCCGTAACTCTTTTTCTCGGTGCCCATGAGCACAGGAACGTAGCTGATGCTCATGTCTTTTCGACCTCGTAGATACGGCAGATGTCATCCATCTCTTGATACGAGTTTGGTAAAACAGCATGAATCCGAGTGCCTTCAGGAAGTGCCGGAATCGGATCGTCCTGACCTTGGCAGAAAGAGTCTACCTCGACCATATGCGCATTTATAAAAACAACATATCTTTTGTCGGGCTTCGTTTCGTAGGCCACGCCGACTTGTTTCCCGGCAAGCATCACAGGAATTGCGGTCAGCGCTTGCAGGAGTTTTCGGCGCTCCATTATTTTCTCCCCTGTCGAAGTTCAAGCGGTGGCGACCAACGTGGTTCGTTCTTATAAATCACTGTTCCCTTACAGGAGCAAAGATACTGCTGCACCGTCGGCAGGTTAATGGCTGTGTTCGGTTGCATCTCCCGGTTGCAGTGCGGGCATTTCGGCATTATTGAATCTTCCTTGGCGCTTCGAGGGGAATGCGGCTGAGTTCCTGTTCGCCGCGCAGCCAGGCGCTCATGGTGTCCACGGGATTGCCGGATTCCTCGGGACGTTCCACCGACTTCATCTGTTCCTTAACCTTGAACACCATTTCCATGTGGTCCTTCATATTCGTATACACAGGAACGAGTTCGCCGGCATTCTTGCACAAGGCGCGGCGCAGGTTGCGGCAGGCTTCGGTCCAGTTCGTCTCGCAGTCCTTGTCGAATTTCGCCCACATCTTATCGTAGGCGCGACGGGCGCGAGATGCTGCGCCTTCTTCTTCCCGAATTGAATCGTCTTCGGCCATTACATTTTGATTCGAGAGATGACTTTCTGTGTGCGTTGTTCTTCCTGATTGATCTCCCGAAGTTTATGCGCCAGAAGAATCTTTTCCTGATTCTCGAGGGCGCGCTTGGCGCGGTCCAGTATCGACATGGCAAAATCGAGCGGCACGGTCGGCGCGTCGATGTCGAGTTCCATGGTGTCGTGATGAAAGGTCAGGATGATCGTTGCGTCTTCCACTTAGGCTCCCGTTTGGCGTGCAGCGGCATCGAGTTCTTCACGAATCTTACGCGCTAACCTGATTTTGTCCACTTTTTTCTCCAAGTTAGCGGCTTTCTCGTCATCGAGAGACGTTCCGCGAGGACGCATGGGAAGGTTCAACGGCAATTCTTCTTGCCGTCGGATCGGGTCTGCGGCGATCACTTCCTTGGTCGGCTGCTTCTCGGGAATCGCTCGGAACACTTCGCCAAAACTGCCGAGATGCGTGCGTAGAACAAGTTCCTGCGACTTCGAATCCCAATCCTTGAGCAGCGTTACCGGCTGGTCGATCACGTCGATCTGGTCGCCCTTGATGCGGATTTCTCCGCCGTTTTGCCGGCACAGCGCCGCGATGATCTTAACGAGGTAGCTTTCGAGGCTCGCTTCGCCTCGTGTGTACGCTGGCATTTTTTTCCGCTCCCTTGTTTTGCTGTTCCTTAAGTTTTTGAATGAGCAAGTCGAGTTGCAAAATGTACCAAGGATTTGGTGGCATCATATACCCTGCAATCTGTCGATCTTGCGCTTGCCGGTCCCGCGCATGAACGTCGCTTCCCGGCGGCTGAGTCCCGCGCGGGCCATCTCACTCCACATTTCTTTTCGCAAAAATCCGGTCATTTCCTCTTTGATCGGCAATCCTTCGAGCATCTGTCTCGGATTCTCCGGGTCCATCGTGTTGCGGGGTGCGAACTTCATTCGCGCCGGGGGATATTGTTCCCTTGTTAAGGCCGCGATCATCCACGCCACCGCAATGTCGTCGTGCCCGCGCATCACTTCCCAGCGCCATTCCTTGATGGTCATGAGCGACAACTGGCTCATCAGCGCTCGATCGTTGATGACGAGTGCGCCAGGTTCTTTTTTGAGTCCCATGCGGATACCGCTTCTTGCGGCATCGACAATCAATCGGCGCGTAGCCTGGTTCATTTCAAAGCCGAGTGCAATGCTCTTGCTTTTCCCGCGCTTGCGGTCGTCGCGTCCCTTCCACTGGTAAATCCGTGGATACTTGTATTCGTCGCGCAGCTTCACGAGCGCCCAGCGACCCAGGTTTCCGGTCAGTTCGATGTTAACCATGGCCATGTTGAAAAAGCGCCCGCACATATCCAGTTGATCGGCCAGCACTTCCGGCGCAATGCGTTCCGCGAACCGGCAGGCCAACTCCCCGGTTTCGCCGCAAATGCACACGTAAGAAGCGAAATCACCTTCCTCGGTGCCGAGCGCCGCGTCCGAGCCCACGAAGTAGTGCAGTCCGTCGGTCTGCTTTCGCTCATTCAGGGGAAACTTCCACAGGAAAACCGGGCCTTGATCGTCCCGAATAAACTTGTATCCCGGCATCGAGCCGATACGCGCAAATTTCCCCCGACAAATGGGGTCTTTGATGGTCGATTCGGCGTAGGCCAATTCCTCACGCGGGAAGGCTGGGAAGCCCGACACCTGAAACGCTACTTCCGGGCAATGCGGGTAGTCGGTCAGCCACTTCACTTCCTGATCGCGGCAGTCGTCGGCCTTGGTTCGGCGCATCCAGGCGATTTGCTCGCGCGTGGCGTTGAACGGCGGAAGCATCAGTTCTTTTTCAAGGTCATCTTTTGGGGCGTCGTCAGCTTCTTCCGATGGCCGGCGGCACTGCGGATCATTCAGCCATCCGAGGAAAATGGGAACGTATCCGTTCCGGCCGGCGACAGCATTCTCCCAATACTCCGAAAACGCTTCTCCTGGCCCTTCCCGCCCATTGGCCGTCGATTCGATGACCACCACGCTGCCTTCGCCCTTGGACACTGAGGAGATCATGGCGGTAAAGGATTCGTCCGAGGGATAGAACGCGGCTTCCGAAAGATGTAGTGCCGAGAGAGTTCCACCACGGCCGGCGGACGGAGTTCCGGCGGTGGCCATGGTCATTTGACTATCGCCTTCGGGATGCGCGAAGCGCAGGCGTTTCTGCTGGATGTCTTCGTTCTGGAATCCGGGGAAAGCGCGCGAAAGGTCGGTCGGAACGCGAAACAATTCTTCCGCCGATCCTGCAAGGTGAGCCACGACTTTTGTATTCATATGCGGAAAGGCCATGGCAAAACACCAAAACAGGGCATCGGTTTGCGCGGAAACTCCCACGCGGCGGCTTTTGAGGTCGATCACGCGGATTTTACGTTCGCGCTTCCATTGGTCGCAGATCATGCGCCAGCGTAATTCCTGGTTGGGATTGAACTGAAACGGGGCCATGCGCTGCGTTGAAATGTGACGAATCGGAAGACGGGTCAACAGTTGACGGGAACGATCGAGCCACAGTGAGTCAGGCAGCGCCAAATTAACGCTCCTGTAATTCGCGTGCTTCGTCGAGGTGTTTCGCGGTGCGCATGTCGATGCGCAGTTTGTGGTAGTTCACGACACAGAGTTCGCCGCATAGATCGACGCGGGGAAACAGTCCGGTCTTGGGGTCTTGGTAACTCAGGTCGGTCATGCCGGGGCGTCCCGCGAAATGCTTGTGGCACATGAAGCAGGTATAGCCATCGTGTTCGGCGGTGTGCCGGGAATTGAGGATTTTACCGGCCTTCTCAAATTCGTTCTTCAGGATGGCGTAGAGCGATTCAGCTTGAGGCATGGACATGTTCTGCCAATCGACCGACACTTCAATGCTTTTTGAGTCTATTTTGAGCACTTGGTCGAGCGGCTGAACGGTTGGCGGTATTACATTGTGAGTCGGATTTTCTGCTGTAGCGAACGGCGCTTTAGCAAGGGCTTCTTGCAAGGCGGGATCGGCTTTGGCGGCCCTTTTCTTGGCGAGCATGGCTTTCATGCGCTCGGAAGCGGCGGCGCGCTGTTCAGGCGACATCATGTGGTTTTTTCTCCGTTCTCGTCGGCAACGAGTAGGCAGACCTTGAAGATTCGTATTTTACTTGTGCTTCGCGTGCGGCTTGGTGCTTCATAAACGCATCGAACTTGCCGCGCGCTTCTTCTTTTTCACGCGGGAAAATATTGATTCCCTTGCAGGTACGGCACTTGATGACGAAACACTCGTGGCGTTCCCCCTCAACGTATGTGTCGCTTCGAGGACAGACGCCTTCCAAATGATTCGCGCATGGTGGAACTTGCGGCATTCGCAATGAACATACGCTTGGGCATTGCCAGTGTCAATCGTTTCATGTATTGTTCGGCAATGCCTAGAGGACTTGGAACTAAAGGAATCTGTCAACTTCACCATCGGCCCTTTCCCTGTTTAGGGTGCCGGGCGGCCAAAGGCGGGCGGGTGTCTTCGCCTAGAAAAACTGCTGCCAACCGATTAAAGGCAAAAGCCGCAGCGCAAGCCCGTTGGCATCCAGAGAAAAAAGCAGTCGCAAAATAGGAGGGCGTATTCCCGGTTTTGGAGAGATGTGCGTTAGCGGCCACCACGGCGATTGTCATGAATCGCAATGTAGGTGTTTATGCCATCAATCTGTTCAGGAAATGGTTCGCGGTGCGGCGCAGCGCCCGAAAGTTACTCCCACGCTTTCCTCCATGGTTTGCCCGCAGTGCTCGAAACCCCCTCGAATCGGTGATACCTTTTGTCGTGCCGATGGCGCGCGCCTGCTGGCCGGGAAGCAATGTGCCTGCGGAAAAGCTGCGGAACCTGATGATTCTTTCTGCGGCGGCTGCGGTATGCAGTTTGGCGCGGCGGTTGTTCCGGTTCCGGAACTAAGCGAAGCCGAAATAAAAGCGCTCGAAGAAAAGGCCCGCACCCGCCCGTCCGACGTAGAGGTTGCGCCCGTGGAGGTCCGGTAATGGCCACCGTCACGAAAAGCCTGTATGACCGGATGATTGCCGACCGTCCCCTGAAATTCGCCGAGGAAGAAGTGAATTACCGGGATTCGACCGAAGATGCCCTTTGCGGCAAGTGCGTCCACTTTTTCACGCGCGAAGTAGACAAGCATCACACCTGTGAAATTTTCCGCCCGAAAGATGATGCTTCGATCGAACCGAACTATGTGTGCGATTTCTTTTCCGCCGACGGTGAGGAATTTCCGTTACTGGACGACTGATGCCAGTCTACAAGCAAAAGATCGTCTTCCGAACCAATGGCGTCAACAATCCCAATCAAACCGTTTTAGACCTTGTAGCCGGATCGAATATCACCCTGACCGTGATGCAGGAAGAAGTTATTATCTCGGCATCGGGCGGCGGTGGCGGCACGACTGCTACCTTTGTCGATGACGAGACGCCGACCGGAGTGATTGACAGCGCCAACACATCTTTCGCGGTGGCTACGGCACCCGATCCCCAGGATTCCCTCGAACTGTATCTGAATGGAGTGTTCCAAGACTACGGCGTGGATTACACCTTGGCCGCAACTGCCATCACCTACGCGAATCCTCCGCAAACCGGAGATGTGCTCTTGGCCTATTACCGCCTAGCGACCGCAGGGCCAGCTGCGACCTTTGTCGATGATGAAACACCCATGGGCACCATCAACGGCATCAACGATACTTTTATGCTGGTGAACGCTCCGAGTCCAGGTAATTCCCTCAAACTGTACTTAAATGGGCTTCTTCAGAATTACGGTGTGGATTACACTCTAGCCGGGTCCACCATCACGTTCGCAGCGCCGCCACAAACGGGAGACATCTTGCTTTGCAATTATAGGTTCTAAATGACAAAAATTAACCTGTCGGAACAAGCCGCTGCTCTCGGAACAGATGGGCAAGCCATTTACAATAATTTGGGCACTCTTTCGGCAAAGAATTTTCCGACTGGTACGAATTTCTCCCTGAATGGCAGTTCCTCGAGTGTATCTCTTGTGGCTGGCGCCGGAATCACACTCAATAGTGGCGCATCCAGCATCACCATCGTCGGAGCAACAACCGCAGCCACAGGCACACTCTATGTTTCAGCCACCTCTGTCGCTGGAGGAGCAACTGCCGGAACAGTCACCTCGGCACCGATTGCCAGCACGCTTTCTCTCGTCGCGGGAACCAATATCACCCTCAGTCAAGCGAGCAATGCGGCAATTACCATTATCGGCCCGGCCACCGCTGCCGCAACAAACTTCGCTCTCAACGCATCGACGAGTTCTGTTTCGCTTGTTGCAGGTGCAGGGATTGGTCTGGCCTCAAATCTTTCGACAATCTCGATTTCCGCGAGTGTGCAGACTTCCTCGATTTCGCTTTCGGCGCGCGGCGTAACGACATCCAGTTCAGCAGGAACCTTTTCCAACCTGCTGAACGTCTCTGGTGCCGGGATTATCAGCGTCGGCGTAGGCGCAGGCAGCATAACGATTTCCGCTACGACTCCCGCGGTGACAAACTTCAGCACCATTTCCCTGACAGCGCTCGGAAATACTACCAGCAGTAATGCCGGTACTTTTAATAATCTGCTTAATTTCTCGGGAGCGGGAATTGCAAGCGTGGGCGTGGGCGCAGGCGGCACAGTAACTATTTCCGTCCCGGCACCTGCCGCCGCTACGAATTTTTCCCTGAACGCTTCTTCCTCGAGCGTGTCGCTGGTCGCAGGAGCAGGAATCGGACTCGCCTCCAACCTTTCGACGATTACGATTTCGGTTTCCACGGCGGCTACGAATTTCGCGCTCAATGGCTCGACCTCTAGCGTTTCGCTTGTGGCCGGCGCCGGGATTGGCCTGGCTTCGAACCTCTCTACCATCTCGATTTCGGCGAGCGTGCAAGCGGAAGGAACGCAGACCATCAGCGCCTCGGGTACATCGGTCACCGGAACGGCTATTTCTCTTGCTTTGGTTGCTGGAGCGAACGTCACCCTGAATACCGCCACGGCAGCCGGCGCTATGACCGTCTCGATCGCCGGTCCCACCGTCCCCGCCGCTACGAATTTCTCGCTGAATGCCAGCTCCTCAAGCGTGTCTCTCGTTGCTGGCGCGGGCATCGGATTCGCTTCCAACCTCTCGACCATCACGATTTCCGTTTCCACGGCCACGCCGAGCGTCGTGAGCGGTTTCGGAATTAGTTCCATTACCGCCGGAGGAGCGACAGCGGGAACAACAACGACTGCCACTGGAACGATTCTTTTAGCTGCTGGATCGAATATCACCCTGTCCTCGTCGGCAGGCGGAATCACTGTCATCGGCCCCAATCCGAGCGCTGGCGCAGCCGGAACAAACACGATTTCAGCATCCGGTACGTCGATCGTCGGCACCGCGCTCTCTCTCGCTCTTGCGGCAGGCGACAACATCAGCTTGCAGACGGCCACCGGCGCCGGTTCCATGACCGTTTCTGTGAGTGGATTGAATGCTCTTTCAGCCAGCGGTTTTGCCTCCTCGACCGGCACGATGACTCTTGCCGCCGGAACCGGGCTTTCCATAACCACCGCAGCCTCAGTCATTTCGTTTCTGACCTCTGGTACGGCCAGCTTGCTCGCCTCCAACATCAGCCTGACGCAGAATATGTCGTTGCAAGAAATTGGCGGGTCCATCGCCAGCGCCAGCGGAACGGTCACTGGTACCGCCGGTTTTGGCAGTTCCCTGTTCCTGCAACGCATGTTTGTGCCGGCAGCCATGACCTTGAGCGAAATAGACCTCGCCCTGGCAATGTCGTTCAATGCCACATCGAACGGCGCCGGAACCCTCAGTCAATCCTTTGTGGTCTATTCCTTCGTCAACAGTTCGTCGCTAGCCAGCGTAGCCAGCGCATCGGCAACCTTTGCCTGGCAGACCGGCACATCGACCTCTGGCGCTGTTGTGTCGCTCACGCAGTTTCAAGGTGGCTGGTCGGTGCCGAAGATCCATCCCATGACTTTCGCCACGACCAGCATTCCGGCAGACGAATATGTGGTCGGCAACCTCCTGAACTTCGCGCAGGCATCGAGCACCTGGACTATCAATCTCCTGGGAGCGGTTGCTTCGGTCACTAACAGCACAACGATTTCGAATGTGACCAGCATCAACACCACAGCCGTTTCCGGTTTGAGCAATGCGGGAACGGCGCAAGTTGTGGTTCTAAGCAATGCGGGCACAGCGGCTATTAATAACTACGAACTGAGTTCCAATAAGTTTGCAGGATAGGCGGCGAGT